CAATGATTGAAGGCGAGTCTGGACTGCTGAAGATCTTCCCCAAAGACGAACGACCACGATATGAACCATCAAAGCGCCGAGTGACTTTCCGCAACGGAGCCGTCTGTAGTGCCTTTTCTGCTGACGAGCCTGAGAGATTAAGGGGCAACAATGCAGATCTGGCTTGGCTTGATGAGGTGAGTTCGTGGAGGTATCCCCTATCATATGAAATGACAATGTTGGGACTCAGGATCGGGAAGCACCCCAGAGCGGTCGTGACGACAACGCCGAAACCGGTCAGGATCATCAGGCAACTTCTCGCTATCAATGACGGATCAGTCCACACAACCAGAGGCTCAACCTATGAGAACGAGCAGAATCTGGCTCAGACATTCATGGACGAGATCCTGAAGCGCTACGAAGGAACGAGACTAGGGCGACAGGAACTCCACGCCGAAGTCCTAGATGACGTTGAAGGCGCTCTCTGGGTTCGGGAAGATATTGACCGCCACCGAGTTCACGAACACCCAGACCTCACCAGAATCATCGTCGCCGTTGACCCAGCATCAACCAGCAACAAGTCATCAGCAGAAACAGGAATCGTTGTCGCCGGAGTCAGCGCCGAAGGACACGGATATGTTCTGGACGATAAATCAATCAGGGGAACACCGCTGGAATGGGGAACCGCTGTCGTGTCCGCCTACCACCGAAGCAACGCCGACAGGATCGTCGCCGAATCCAATCAGGGCGGAGAGATGGTCAGTCACACACTCCGAATGATAGATCCGAACCTCCCAATCAAACTCGTTCACGCTTCCAGAGGGAAACAAACCAGAGCCGAACCGGTTTCCAGCCTCTACGAACAAGGCAAAGTCCATCATGTCGGCTTCTTCAGCGACCTTGAGGACCAACTCTGCTCATGGGTTCCTCACGAAGGACCATCACCGGACCGCTTGGACGCTGTTGTCTGGGCGATCACCGAGTTGATGGTTTCTAGAAGAAGGGAAGTCTCAGCGATCGTTCCGGTTTCTTTGGAGCAAAGCAACCCATGGATCCCTCAATGACCTCAGTGACATTTCTGACGAGTTGGTCTAGGGTGTATTCATGACCGATTTGACGAACGACTTTGAGAAGGCTGTCAACTATTCTTCCAACGACTTCAGAGAGATCGGTTCCTCTGGTCTCGTTCAATACGGCGGTGAGGTTCGTCAGGATTTCTTGCGTGCTTTACAAGGGCGCAGAGCCTACGCCAATTACACACAAATGGCAGAGAATGATCCGGTCATCGGTGCGTGCCTTCATGCAATAGAGATGATGATTCGTGGAGTGGACTGGACTGTAGAACCGACAGACACCGAAGATCAGAAGTCAGTTGAAGTCGCCGAGTTCTGTGCGTCGTGCCTCTCTGACATGTCTCAGACTTGGGCGGATACCCTGTCCAATATCATGTCAATGTTGGTCTATGGATTTTCATATCATGAGATCGTTTACAAACGCCGACAGGGAAGAACCGACAAGGCTGAAACGAACTCCAAACACAATGACGGAATGATCGGCTGGCGCAAACTCGCTATCCGTAACCAGAACACAATCCACAAATGGGACATGGACAAACACGGCGGAATCAACGGAGCCTACCAGAGAGACATGTACGCCACGTTCGCCGGATCCAGTCTGGTGTTCCTACCAATAGAGAAGTCGCTCCTGTTCCGCACAACTTCAAAGATGAACAATCCGAACGGTCGCTCAGTTCTCCGGAATGCGTTCGTTCCTTGGTACATGAAATCAAAGATTCAGGAGATAGAAGCAATCGGCGTTGAGCGTGATCTGGCTGGTATGCCAATCGCTCTCGTGCCTCCGCATCTCCTCTCAGACAACGCCACAGCGCAGGAGCAGTCAGCGTTAAGCGCTGTTAAGCAGATCGTCCGCAACATAAAACGTGATGAGCAGGAAGGGATTGTGTTCCCTCTCGCATACGACGAGGACGGAAACCTCGCATATGATCTGAAACTGCTCGCCACTGGCGGTTCACGACAGTTTGACACCTCTGAAATCATCAACAGATACGATCAGAGGATCGCCATGAGCCTCCTTTGTGATTTCATTCTCCTTGGTCATGAGAAAGTCGGGACTCAAGCGCTGTCAGTTTCCAAGATCCAGTTGTTCACTGATTCACTGGACGCTTGGCTGTACGGAATCGCCGAAGTCGTCACGAACTATGGATTCAGCCGACTGTTAAGAATCAACGGCATTTCTGAAGAACTGACACCGACGTTGCGGTATACGCCACCGACAAACATTGACCTTGAAGCCCTGTCCAAGTTCATTCAAAACATCAGCGGAGCCGGAGCGATGCTGTTCCCAGATGAAGGTCTTGAATCATACTTGAGAGAGGTGGCTGGGCTACCAGCGGAATCTGCTGAAGAAGTCTAAGCGTGAAAGTCCGTGTCGCTAAGAGGCGGAGAGTCCCAGACATTCTCCTCAGCCTCCCACACGAACATCACGACAACTGCCACGTCTCCACAAAGCACCACTCCAATGTTGAGAAGAAACGAGAGTCAGGGCAACCAGCGTGGCGGATCGCTGGCATCGGTGACCTGAACCGGAGAGAGAAACAACTAGCGGACCTCATCATGGAATGCTGGGAAGAAACGAAACCTCTGGTGGAGACTCTGGTGACTGAAATGTTCCCGATCGGTCCGGTGACTTCCATGGCGCTCAACGACGAATCCGAATACAATCTCAACGTTCATCTCGTCACAGGAGAATATCAGGAACGATTCAGGGAAGTTCTGCTGGACCAATATCTGGACTCTGGCGAATACTCAATGCGAGAGTTCACAAAGCAGTTGAGCAAAGAATACAAACGATTCCAGAAAGTCACCAAAGCCGATGATTTTCTACCATCAGAAGCAATCATGAGGTTCCGGTTTGACCGGACCAGCCCAACGGCGGAAGCGTATGCGGTCAAGTCGTCGGCGACCATGGTCACGGATCTGGCAGACACAAACATCGCTGGCGTTCGTTCTCTGGTCGGGCGAGCATTCCAAGAGCAACGAACATATCAGCAGACCGCCACAGCGCTCACAGCGCTTCTCTCAGAGGCTGTTCCCCTGAACTCTGTATCTCAGCGACTCGGATCAATTTACGGCATCAACGCCAATGGATTGTTCCCCAGATACGCCAACGCTGTCGCCAACTTCGCTGAACAAACCGCTCTGGATCTTACCGAAAGAGGAATCACCGGTTCCAAAGCGTTGAAGATCGTTCAGCAACGGAGCGACAAATACGCCAACAAACTCCGAAGGTCCAGAGCCAAGATGATCGCCAGAACAGAAATCATGAGAGCGAACGATGCAGGAAGGCTTCAAGCCTCCGATCAGGCATCAGCGAAGGGATTGTTTGACAGGGACAAAGCCAAACGGCAATGGATCACCGCTCCTCAAGATGCGTGCTACATCTGCGGACCGCTCAACGGTGTCGCTATCCCCTACAACGAATCATGGTACGAAGGAGAACCAGCGTTCGTTCACCCGAACTGTCGTTGCACTTGGCTCCTGATCCCGAACGTTCCAGTGTACGGTGTGCCAACTGTCAGCGGAGACGGAACTGCCAGCAATCCATTTGTTTGGAACTTCGCTAACCAGCAGAACCAATCTCTGGCTGGAATCCAAACCGGTGGCGCTACAGCCAGCGGAGCGCCGGACTCAATCCCAGAACCGAAACCGATGCAATCAACGGCGGTCACTGATGAAGTCGCTGAAGTCGTTGATGACGTTGTTCCAATACCAGATGAGATCACAGACATTGATGAGTATGTGGACAACTTTGTTTGGGACGACGCTGGACGAAAGTGGGCGGATTTAGATATTGATGAACAAAGATATTTGACTGACACAATGATTGACGTTGAAGTACAAAAAGCGGTTGACGAGATTTCAACGCTTTCTCATTTCCAAGGCGATCAGGGATACAAGTTGATGACAAGTCCGCCGACACCGCCAGAAGTCGCTGAGGAGATTCGCAGGCTTCAGGACGAAGTTCAGGAGGCACTCATCACCCTTGACTCAAAACGCCGGTTGCAGGGACTCCAGATCCAACGAGAAACGGCTGAATGGACGAGAGATGCTGGTGAAGTTCTCGGAGACGTAACACAGAAGGGAACAAGAGTCACGAAATCACGGAAGTTCTCTGGGCGCACAATAGTTGACGAAATTGATTTCCCTGATGAAACAATCCGAGGCGGAGATCCAGTGTGGAAAAGAATCAGAGATGCCGAGAGTCGTGGGACCATGGTGACTGAACGCCAACTCCGTGACCGCCTTCAGAAACGGTGGGCGATCGGACCCGAAGAAATGGACGGATATGTTGACGATGCAATCGCTAAACTCAACGCTCTCGGTGAAGCAATGGAGAAAGAAGCAGTTCGCCGAGCCGATGACTTTGTTGCTTCTCAAACAGCAGGAAGAAAAACTGCTGATGAAATACTTGAAGCGAAGCAAACTGTTCAACGTCAAATTGATGAACTCTCTGGAAATACTGAACTTGGTGGAGGCTTAGGTTCTCGTAGTTTGGAATATAACGACAGAACGAGGAGATATGTTTATGATCCGGAGAACCCAGCGAAGGTTCAACACATTCAAAACGAAATGGAGTTTGATACGAATGCGATCAATAATTGGTTGCAAGAAACGTTCCCAAATGGGCTAGATGAAGAAGTCGTCTTGGTCGTTGATGGCAAACAAACCAAAGGAGCGCTCCGGACTTTCCTATCAGAAGAACAAGTTGACGGAATCAGTGAGATCGTTGGTAATTTCACTTTGAGAGAAGCCAGAGCGAGCAAGTTGGCGCATCATTTGAAAGTCATTGACGATCTTATGTCTCAAGGTTTAGTTCCACAAGAAGCGGTGACTAAATGGTCAAGCGAATTGATTCCAGCGCTAGTCAAGCAAGCAGATTCACGAGACATTTTCAAAATCAAAAACAAAAAATACTTTGTTAGAGACGGCAGAGGAAAATCCGAGTTTTATTCAGATATCAAAGAAGTCGTCAGCATAAAAAAGAAGCAAAGAGACTTTGACGTGTTCATGAACTTGGACGAAGTAGCAGAAGCAGTTCCGGCGCTTGATACGTTCCCACCGAACGCATCAGTGGAAAGACTAGAAAGTTTCTTGAATGACTGGATTGAATACGAAACCAAGAATCCGAGTGGCATTGACCAACGCATTGGAAAGCCAATCAATCCAGAACGCCTAACAGAGTTACGAGACCGCCTTGTCGGTGTCCGCCAAAAGGATTCTCCAAGGATTCAAAGGATAATGGAGAGACAATCGGCAAGAGCAAACGAAGTGGACATTCCAGACTCCACCCAGTATCTATATCGGCGAGAGTTCAAAGAAGTTCTTGATGAAACGATGGACATGTACTTCACAGCGTTGGACACGCCGATGGACATGCTCGGCACAGGAAGGAAATGGAGTTCTAAGGGCGGAGCGTTACACACGAGGAGAGTTGATGACATACTCGTCAAATTACACACAGACAGCCTAGACGAACTCAAGAAATCCGGTCTGATGAACTACGCAGATGAACTAGAAGAACTCGGCGACATTGATATTGAGATTGATCTGATTGAAAGCCTTGACGGAAGCAAACTATTCTCTCAGAGGCATGAACTCGCCGGATATGCAGATGAAGATTTGACGACATTCACAGAACTATTTGATTTTGATTCGTTGGTCTTGTCCGAGCAGAAAGCAGTCAGCGATTTTAAGAAACTAGTCAAACTCGTTGATCCTGAAAGATACGACGTTCAAATCGTTCCGGCAGACATGGCAGTATTAAGAAAGCAAGTCCTGTCCGAAGCACGAGAAACCGGTCAGACGTTTGAGAACGTTATGTTTGGCAGAATGACTTCAGACGGCAACGTCATTGAAGGTCCAATATCCAAAGACGCAGGAAAGACCGCTTTCGGAACGAAAAAGGTTCAGGCGAATGGCAAGGAACTCGGTCCGAAGGGATATCAAGATATGGTCGCTCAACAACTTGATGACGCAATGGAGTTCATGCCTTCAAAGTGGACTCAACGACTGGAAGATTCATTCACCATGGACGGTCCTGACGTGTACGGAAAGAGAGTGAGAGATGGCGCAAACAGAAAAGTCAGCGGTTACAACAAAGAAACGAAGAAACAAATAGAAGATGGCGTTATCAGGCGCAGAGGAATCGTTCTGGGAACTGATGCGAACAGTAGCAAGGCTCACTGGGACCGAGCATATTACAGCGGATTTGAACGCAATGACGATATTCTGTTCGGATTATCGGAGCAACGCTGGCTAAGTCAAATGATAGATCTGGAAAACTCTCCATTCATGATCGGCGATGATGTTATCAACGCAGGCGGTTTCATTAACATTCAAGGAACCGGAATGACAACCAGCACGATGGCGCATGAATTGACTCACATGATGCAACACCAGAACGGAACGTTCTTGGCTTTGGAGCGAGGCTGGTACAGATTCAAAGCATTGGACGGACCGAAGGTGGATCCGAACGATATCCGATATCAGCAAAGAACAATGAACGACATCATGGGAATCACCGAATACAACCGAACGACAACAGGATCAAAGGTCGCTGGCTTCAGATCAAGTGAAGTCGGAATTGAAGATGAGTTCATCAACCCATATGCAGGCAAGACCTACAACACCAGCGGAGCGCAAGTGGGAACACAAAGAGTCAGAGGAGATATCGGAACTTATGGAGACAAAGCGAGTGACATGGTTGACCTATCAATCCCCAAACTAGAATCACCGTTAGAAGCGACAACCATGGGAACCGAAGCAATGTTCATCACAAAGGTTGATGAAGCAGGGAACTTCGTTGACACCGGATACACTCCAGACGCTTTGAACATCTGGAGCAAGGAAGAAGGTGTTTTCGGTGGACAAAGTTCCGTGAAAAGCGAGGACACAGCAAACTGGATTTTCGGATTGTTCGGCGGAGTTTAGAAAATGATCTGCATGTTCTCATCTGCTGGTTCAACAATCTGTTCAACTCTAGTGACACCGATGACTCCCTGAGATTCCAGCCACAGCATTGTTTCAACAAGGTTGCTCATGTTTCTCATTCCAGCAACCAGCACCAAATCTCCAGCCTCTTTCAAATCTTCCCTGTCATCAAGTGACTCCACATCAATGAATGGTGTTTCTAAACTGGGCGTAATTATTCTCGGAGGAATCACCATCGTCCGGAACGTTTGAGGGTTCTGTTCAATGTAATCCTCCAGCGCAGAACGAAGCCAGTCAGGGAACTCAACCCATTCATTCTTGTTTGGGTTGAACTCAATTCTGAATTTTGCTCGTTGTTCTCCTAATAGGAAGAACCCTGTCCATATCATTTCATGACCTCCTCCTGTCATCATAGATGACGTTACAGAGTCTGGCGTGGCGATTCATTATCGGTTCCTCATTCCTACTACTTTTACTTTTTCTGAAAAGTTAGGGTTCTTTATTGGTTCTTCACAAACAATTACATGGACAAACCAGCATTCAAAACTTTTTGCTTCTTCGTAAGTATTGAAAGCCATTGCCCAACCAGTATTGTGATTTTGGAAATAGTACTCACTTCCATAATTTGCTAGATATTGGTTGTCAGCGTTTTTGATGTAGTAATTTTTAGTGTATGATGATTTAACAATCATTGCTTTATCTCCTTAAGTTTATTAATAAGAAACTGATTAAG